ATCCCGAGCGCCCCGTGCCGATCGTGACGCTGGGCAAGGATCACTATCAGCATAAGTCGTACGGTCGCATCTACACGCCGGTCTTTGAGATCGTCGAGTGGGTGTCGATGGACGGCGAAGAGCCTGTTGCGGAAGCTGCAACCGACGAACAGCCCCGCCGTCGTCGTCGCGCAGCAGCGTAATGGTGACGCCCAGCCGGCGGTGGCGTCTAACACCGGCAGCAGGCGCGGTGCCACTGTCTGTCTCCTTCGCTCCGTGAGTCTGCTGACAGCCCGGAAAGACGGGCATCTAATACACTAGGGTGAAGTATGAAAATTCTTGTTGCGTGTGAGTACAGCGGCGTCGTGCGCGACGCATTTCTTCGCGCCGGTCATTACGCGCTGTCGTGCGACCTACTACCCTGCGAATCGACCGCCTCTGGCGACCATTACCAAGGCGACGTGCGTGACGTGCTTGACCACGGTTGGGATCTGATGATCGCGCATCCGCCATGCACTTATTTGTCGGTGAGTGGGATGCACTGGACGAAGCGCGGTTTGCGCGACCCGAAGCTGACTGAGGACGCGCTTGCATTTGTGCGTGCGCTGATGGACGCGCCGATTGAGAGCATCGCCATCGAGAACCCGGTAAGCGTCATTAGCAGCCGCATCCGCAAGCCTGATCAAATCGTGCAGCCATGGCAGTTTGGCCATGACGCCAGCAAGAAGACGTGTCTGTGGCTGAAGAACCTGCCGCCGCTGCACGCCACCAAGATTGTCGAGCCGCGCATCATCAACGGGCGCAAGCGCTGGGGCAATCAGACCGACAGCGGCCAGAACCGTCTGGCCCCAAGCGCAGACCGTTGGAAGATTCGCAGCGCCACTTATCAGGGCATCGCTGACGCGATGGCGGCGCAATGGGCATAGTCTGGCTCGACTTCGAAAGCCGCAGCGAGTGTGACCTGCCCGCTCGCGGTCCGTACAACTACGCTCGTCACCCGTCGACGCAGGTGCTCTGCATGGCCTATGCGATCGACGACGGTGACGTAGAGTTATGGACGCCCGATCAGCCGTTCCCGCGTGAGATTCTGACGCATCAGATCCGCGCGCACAATGCGGCATTCGAGCGTCTGATTCTCTGGTACGTCCTCTGCCCCGACCTTGACCTGCCGGAGCCCGCGCTGGAGCAGTTCTACTGCACCGCGGCGCAAGCGCGGTCGAACTGCGCGCCTGGTAGCCTTGAGGACGTCGGGCGGTTCGCGGGCGCCAGCATGAAGAAAGACCACAAGGGCGCTGCGCTCGTGCGCAAGTGCTGCTTGCCACCGTTCAAGCACACGTCCCAAGACCTCGCCGACCTCTTCGAATATTGCAAGCAGGACGTCCGCGCCATGCGCGCGATCAGTAAGAGCTTGCGCGACCTGTCGCCTGAAGAGCTGGCCGACTACCACGTCAACGAGCGCATCAACGACCGAGGCGTGAAGGTCGATGTTGACCTGTGCCTTGCGGCCATGCGCTACAGCGAGGCTGAGCGCGTCGAGATTGAGACGCGTGTCGTGGAGCTGACCGAAGGCGCGGTGACGTCCGTGCGGTCGCCTAAAATGCGTCAGTGGGTGCTGGAGCGGCTGGGTCCGGAGGCCCGCAAGCTCGCGCGCTCGAAAGACAAAGACTCGATTGACAAGACCGTGCGCGCCAATTTGTTGGCGATGGAGAATCCCGATGAGGTACCGCCCGCTGTTGCCGAGGTCATCCAATGCGCAGACGACCTCTGGGCGTCGAGCACTGCGAAGTTTGGCCGCCTCGCGGCGCTGGCTGATGATGAAGATCAGCGCGTGCGAGGCGCATTTGTTTTTGCTGGAGGCGCAGCGACAGGCCGCGCTGCGAGCTATGGCGCGCAGGTCCACAACTTCCCGCGAAAATCCGCCAAAGAGCCCACTGAACTTCGACACGCCCTCGTTCGAGGCCACGCTGTCGTGCCTCGGTTCGGAAAGCGGGTCACTGACGCCCTGAAGTCGATGCTGCGCCCGGCGCTGGTGGCCGATCATTCGTTTGTCGTCGCCGACTGGAGCGCGATCGAGGGCCGGGTCAACCCGTGGCTGTGCGGCGCTGAAGACAAGCTCGACATTTTCCGGCAGCAGCTAGACCCCTACAAGGTCAACGCGGCGGCCACCTATGGCGTGCGGTATGAGGACGTCACCGACGAGCAGCGCCAAGTCGGCAAGGTGCAGGAGTTGGCGCTCGGGTTCGGCGGCAGCACCGGCGCGTTTGCTGCGATGGGCCGGGGCTATGGCGTGCGGTTCGAGGAAGCCCAAGCCCGTCGGATCGTCGACGCCTGGCGCCGTGCGAACCCGTGGGCGGTGATGTTCTGGCAAGACCTTGAGCGCGCCTATATGTCCGCCATGCGTCATCCGGGCCATGAGTTTACTGCGGGCCGTATAACGTATTTCTATGACAAACAGCACCTCTGGTACATGCTGCCCAGCGGGCGCGTGCTCTGCTACCCGTTTGCCAAGTTCGAGGGCGAGCATCTGACCTATGCGAAGGCGTCATGGAAGCCTGCGGCCGACGCGACCGAGTGGCCGCGAGCGCACTTGTGGGGCGGGCTCGCCTGCGAGAATGTGACGCAGGCAAGTGCCCATGACATCCTCCGGGTTAATCTGCGCCAATTGGACGCAATCGGACTCATGCGGACGGTGGTGCATGTGCATGACGAGATCGTTATCGAGACGGCTGATCCTGAACGGGTTAAAACCGAGCTTGAGCGTATCATGGTGACCCCGCCGGCATGGGCGGTGGGGCTGCCGCTCGCCGTTGAGGCCAAGATCATGGCCCGATACGGCAAATAAAAACGCCCGCTGGCAGGCGGGCGCAGGAGAAGCTATGAATTTCGAGCAGTATATCATCGACCTCGCACCAGAGGGCGAGACAGCGCTTTTTGTACGCCAGAAGCCACGCCGTGACGCGAACGGCGAATTGCAGTATCACGCTGACGGCGCGCTCAAGGCGTCATGGCCGGCCATGCTGCCGGACCTGTCACGGGTGCGTGAGGGTGCCTGGTACGGCAACACCGGCAGCTTTGTCATCGATCGGTTCGAGCAGGGCCGCCCGTCTGCGAGCGCGGCGAATGTCGACTATGTGCTGGTGATGGTGCTGGATGACGTCGGCGAGCCCAGCAAGGCGCCGCGCACCTCGCCCGTGCCGCCGACCTGGATCATGGAGACGTCGCCCGGATCGTATCAGTGGGGCTATGCCTTCGACCCTGAGGATCAGCCCACCAAAGCGGCTTATAGCGCCGCCATCCGCGCGATTGCCGAGGCCGGCTACTCGGACCCTGGCGCGATCAATCCGGTGCGGAACTTCCGCTTGCCGGGCTCGGTCAACCTGAAGCCTGACAAGGGCGGCTTTCAAGCGCGTCTCGTCGAGTTTCACCCCGAGCGCGTCTACCGCCTGCCGGACCTTTGCGCCGCGCTGGGCGTCGACCCCGGCCCGGACGACAGCTCGGGCGTGCGGCCCGTGCGCCTGTCAGACGACGGGGCCGATGACGTGCTCGCGTGGTTGTCGGCGCAGGGTCTGGTGCTGTCGCGCCCGAACCCGGAGGGCTGGGCTGGGGTCGTCTGCCCGAACAGCGCCAACCACAGCGATGGCAACCCCGAGGGCCGTTATCTGGGCCTCACGCGCGCGTATTGTTGTTATCACGGCCATTGTGGCGATTGGGACAGCGCGCGGTTCCTCGCATGGGTCGCCGAGCAGGGCGGGCCGAAGCATACGCCTGGCCTACGCGACGAGCTTCTGACGCAGCGCATGTCCGAAGTCATGTCGCGCCTGACGCCGACCGAGGATTATCCCGACGCTGCGGCTGCGGTCGTGGCCGAGGTCGAGCGCCGTGAGGCCGGACGGCTAGAGAAGGCCGAATGGTTTGAACGGTATGCCTATGTCGCGGACGGGGATTGCTACTTTGACCTGATCGAGCGCCGCGAATTGACGCGCCAGACCTTCAACGCGCTTTACCGGCATGTGACGTGCTGGTCGGTTCACGCCACGGGCGCGAAGAAGCGCCGGGTCGAGGCGTCGATCAGCTTCGATGAGAACCGGCAGAAGATGGGCGCTCGAGTGCTCGAGGGGCTGACCTATGCTGCGGGTGAGTCAATCATCTGCGCCCGTGATGGCCTTGCATTTGGCAATCGTTGGCGTGACGCGCGGCCCGATGGCCGATCGGGTGACGTATCGCCTTGGTTGGCGCATGTCGAGCGCTTGGTGCCTGACGCGCGAGAGCGCGAGCATCTGTTAAACGTGCTGGCCTTTAAGGTCCAGCATCCGCAGGTCAAGATCAATCACGGCATCCTGTTCGCGGGCGTGCCGGGTTGCGGTAAGGATAGTCTTTTTGCCCCGTTTTTGTACGCGATCGGCGGCAAGGATTTGGGGAACGTGGCGCTGGTGCGGAACGAGGAGGTGACGTCGTCGTGGGGTTACGCGCTTGAGTCTGAGGTGCTTGTGGTCAACGAATTGCGGCAGGCCGAGGCCAAAGACCGTCGCGCGCTTGAGAATCAGCTCAAGCCGCTATTGGCCGCGCCACCCGAGGTGCTGCCCGTCAATCGCAAGTATCTTGCGCCTTACATGAGCGCGAACCGCTTGCTGGTGGTGGCGTTCTCGAATGAGCGTATCCCGATCGCGTTGCCTAGTGACGATCGGCGCTGGTTCGTCATTTGGACGTCAGCGCCCCGTATGACCGAAGCGGAATCGAGCGCGTTGTGGGCGTGGTATATGGCGGGCGGGCGCGAGACCGTGGCCGGGTGGCTGCGCGCCCGTGATGTCTCGGCGTTCGAACCTGGCGCCACGCCTATGGTGACCGAGGCGAAACGGATGATGACCGAGGCGGGCATGTCACCCGTGGAATCGTACCTTCTGGAATTGATTAGGGGGCGCATAGGCGAGTTTTCTTCTGGTGTGGTGTCTGCCCCCTGGCAAGAACTTTGCGGGCGCCTGAGCGCGTTAGCGCCGTCTGGCGCGAGGGTGCCCGTGAGCGCGTTATTCCACGCGCTGGCCGAGGCCGGATGGTTGGATTGCGGAATGTGCCACTCGCGCGAGCATCCCACGAAACGTCATCTGTACTGCGCGCCTGACTTGGCTGAGCTTGGCAAGGCTGAGCTGAGGCGCTTGTCGGAGCGCCCGCCGGGTGGTGGCGCTTTGCGCGCCGTCAAATAAAAAAGGGCGCCTACGGGCGCCCTTGTTGTTTTTGAGGGTGCTAGAGTCGCAGGGCGACCGCGAGCACCGCGACAAGTAGACCGACTAGGATCGCTGCGGTCATAGGTCAATACGCGAGGATTGGTGCACGCTTGGCGCGATCAAACACCCATGTGAAATAGTGCTCATATGGGACGTTTGAGCGCAACCCTTCGCCCGTCACCAATTGCACGCCAGGCGGCACTGACGCGCTGTCGCGCACCAAAAACAATCGTCCAGATTTGCCCAGTTCGCCGTGGCGACAGTACAGATACAAAGGTTCGATAGTGCCGTCATTTGCGAGCATGCGCATTAATGCTTTGCCTTGTTCAGCGCATTCCGCGACAAGGGTTTGATACTCAGTATTCATGCTGATAATCCCAAAAAGAGTGCAAGCCCGAGCGCGATACCGGCGCCGATGAAAATAGCCCATTCAATGAGGTTTTGGGGCATGTCAAAACCCTCCACGGGCTGAGCAATACGGGTCCGAGGCGGGTTCATCTTGATCTGTCCACCACGGGTCCGGGTCCACGCCGCACTCAAGGCGAACGTATAGGGACAAGCTGCCGTCAGCGCCGCGACGGGTCCAGTAATCGATAATCTCGCCGGTTGCCTTAGCGGCGCGAACGAAGGTGATTGCATCGTGTAGTGTCATGGTCAGGCTCCTACATATTTGACGGTGGCGCCGCGGCCATGCTCGCGGCGAAGAGCGCGCATGCGATCGGCAACCAATTTGCGGATTGCCAGCGAGCGCGCGGTACGGTGCGCGGGTAGCAGACGAAAGTGCAATAACGGGCTATCGCCGATAGTCGCGTGCGCAGCGAGCGGGTCAAGACCGATTAGGCGCGACAGTTCGCGCGCCGTGGTGACGTGCACCCGATAGAGCGGGCGATTTAGCCATTCATCGAAGGTCATACCGTCACCTCTTGCATAGCGTGAATACGCGCAACAATGCGCGGCAATTCGCAATCGTAGGCGGTGAAAACAATCCCGCCACCAAACGATTTATTGTGAAACTTGCGCCCGCCCAGTTTGTTCGCCCACTTCACCGCGCGAGCGTACCTCTCTGATATTGTCATGTTGACGCGCGCATGGAATCGAGTGTTGAAGGTTTCAAGGTTTGTAAAGTGACAGACATGGCGCGGATTACCATTGACGTCATTCTTGACGCGGGTCCATTCAATTTGATGATCTTGCATGGTGTCAGTCTCCAAGGGTTGATGGTCAGGCGAGTTCAGTCTGGACATGCAAATACTGAGAATGCGTGTCATCGTCCCAGCGATCGATGAAGCAACATGTCGCGCCCGAGCGCGAATCGTATCGGCCGCAACCAGCCGAACGGAAGCCGAGCCCCGAATCACGGTTGACGCGGATCAGCGCGCCGCGCTCAGACCTGGCGCGCACCTTGTGGCGGGTCACCCATGAATAGTTCGCCTCACCGCCAAAGGTATCGGTGATTTCAATAAAAAAATAGGCCATGTCGTATCTCCAAAAAAGGGCGCCTTGCGGCGCCCGTGAGGGTTAAAGGGCGAACGCGGGTTTGCCGGTGTACTTCAATTCGTCGCCGTCCATGCGAAATGGCATAATTAAACCTAAAGCGCCAGGCAGGTTAGTGACGACGGCTGGCGCGCCGCCATTGTGGTTGATGTAGGGACCATACTTGCCACCTAACAGTTTGCATATGTCACCAAACCCGCTCACATAGTCGGCATTGAACTGGGCAAGTTCACCAGACGTGGACGCCGGGACAATTCGCCGCCAGTTAGGGTATTGGCCGTCAATCGGCGCCGTGACGGCGCTGGTGGCGCCCGTGACGGTGATACTGGTTTTGCCCTTGATCGTCACGCCGACGCGCTCAGGATCAGGCGTGTCCGGCGCCGTCACTATGTCAATGTGAATCGGCAGCGTGATACGCCCAACTTTCGCGGGTTTGACTGCCTCAAGCGTCTCTCGCGGGATGACGTATTCGCCAGGCGCGAGCGCCTCGATATTGGCGACAGCGACAGGGTAGGCGAGTAGACGATGGCCGTCAGTGGCGACTAGCACTACGTCACCATTAGCGCGCGCGTCGACGCATACGCCTTTCAGATAATAACGAATGTCGTGCTTGGCGGCGCAGATTAGAAGGGCTTTGATGATGCTGTGGTCGATAGTGATTTTCATTGCAGTGTCTCCAAGGGTTAAAAGCGCGCCCGTAGGCGCGCGGGTTGATGATTAGACAATCCAGTTAGGCGAGCGGGTCAGCCCATGCGCAGCTGCGATCGCGGCAATCTCGCGTTGTTGCGCGGCGCGCATGGCGGAGCGATGGAGCGCGGACAGCACGCGCGCGGCATAGTCAGCGCCGAGCGCGGGTAGGCGCGCGAGTGTGGTGTTGATGGTTGATTGTTGGTGCTTGGTCATGTCGTCGGCTCCAGGTTGTTGGCGCGCTCCCGCGAGCGCATGAACAGCATCCTGCCACAACATTTGTGGCAGTGTCAAGCGGTGCTCTAAAGTTTGTTCCATTTTTCACTACCCCACGCAAAACTTGTGGCGGGCCGCGACGCAACGTGTTGCAGGGTGATGTGGGGTGCGTGTGGGATAGGGGCGTGGGTGTGGGGGGCGGAGCTTTTTGCCAATGATGGGGTAGTGTGGGGTAGAAGATATTAGATAGAGATCAATTGTTTTTATAGGTGTATAAGTAAATACTTACTAACATAGGTGATTTATAGGGAACTCTTTTGGGGGGTGGTCCCAGACTACCCCAACCACCCCACAGCCCCGCGCCCACGGCACCGCGCCACCACGCCGGGTGCTGTAAGGTACCCCACGCAAAACGCCCATGCGGTTTGATTTTGGGCTGCCCCACACTGCCCACACTTCCAACACCAGGCAGCACCAGGCGAGCGCCCGTCGATCCGTGGGGTGCTACCCCACGCCACCCACACGGGCTGCCGGTTGACGGGGCACTACCCCACACTGCCCACGGCAGGCGGGCGGTCTGACGGCTGACGGCTGACGGCTGACGGCTGACGGATCGGGGCCGCGTGGCGAGAGCCCCCGGTGGGGGCCGGCGACCGGGCCGGTCAAAAACGGAGGGGTCGCACAAATTTTTTTGCAAAATGCTATAATTACTTGCAACACTATTTGCAGCACATCATCTGGCCATGACCTTCCAATCCTTGCCGCTCACCGCGCGCAAACTAGAGGCGACCGAGGCGCGCTTGCAGCGCATCTATGAGGCTGCCAAGTTGGGTCTAAAAGGTGACTCGTTGGCGTTGAAGGCTGGCATGCTGCCGACCGAGTATCGGCGTCTGTGCGAGATGGACCCTATTGCCGAGATGGCAGAACAGAAGGGACGCGCTGACGCAGAAGGGGCGCTTGCGGCTGTGATGATGGACGCAGCTATGTCAGGCGACACCAAAGCGGCGCTAGAGATCCTGCGCCATCGGCACGACTGGGTGGCTAAGCAACAAGTGCAAATCGACGTAGCGCAGCAGATCAGCGTAATATCGGCGCTTGAGAAAGCAGAGCAGCGCGTCATCGACGTGCAGGTAACAGAGCGACTGGAGCCAACACTTGCAGCAGCCGATCTACAACGCCTCTGATGAAATGCTCTTGATGACGCGGCTCTGGCAGCCGCGCATCAAAGACGACCCGGAAGCGTTTGTAAACTTTGCGTTCCCGTGGGGGCAGCACGGCACGCCACTGGCCAACTACAAAGGCCCGCGCAAGTGGCAGCGTCAGGTGCTGCGGAAGATCACGCAGCACATCAAAGACAACAGTGGGCGGGTTGATTACAACGTCTTGCGGTCTGCGGTCGCGTCAGGCCGAGGAATCGGTAAGTCTGCGCTAGTGTCATGGCTTGTGCTGTGGATGCTCTCTACGCGCATAGGATCCACGACGATCGTGTCGGCTAACAGTGAGGCGCAGCTCCGGTCAATCACCTGGTCAGAGATCACCAAGTGGCTGGCGATGATGATCAACAGCCATTGGTTTGAGATCAGCGCAACCAAGGTCGCGCCGGCTAAATGGCTGGCGGAGATCGTCGAGCGGGACTTGAAGAAAGGCACGCGCTTCTGGTCCATCGAGGGGCGTCTGTGGTCGGAAGAGAACCCGGACGCTTACGCCGGTCTGCACAACCTGGACGGCGTGTGTTTGATCTTTGATGAGGCGTCAGGTATTCCAGACTCGATCTGGCAGGTGGCCGCAGGCTTCTTCACAGAAAACACGCCGCACAGGTTCTGGTTTGCCTTTTCCAACCCGCGCCGCAACCAAGGCTATTTCTTTGAGTGCTTCAACTCCAAGCGCGACTTTTGGTCGACCGAGAACATCGACGCCCGCGACGTCGAGGACACCGACAAGCAGGTCTACGAGCAGATCATCGCGGAGTACGGCGAGGATTCGATACAGGCCAAGGTCGAGGTGTACGGAGAGTTCCCCAGCGCAGGCGACGACCAGTTCATCGGACCCGCGCTGGTCGATCAAGCGTTTGGCCGACCCAAGCACAAGGACGAGACAGCGCCAATTGTGATCGGCATCGACCCAGCCAGGTCGGGCGGTGACTCGACGGTCATCGCGGTGCGCCAAGGGCGTGACATCATCGCGATTAAGCGGTACCGGGGTGATGATACGATGACGACTGTGGGGCACGTCATCGACGCGATCGAGGAATACAAACCGACGCTGACGGTGATTGACGAGGGTGGGCTGGGGTACGGCATACTTGACCGGCTGGTCGAACAGCGGTATAAGGTGCGTGGGGTCAACT